TTATCAATGGACAAGACATGGTTTTTGTCTTGTTTATTTTCAATATTAATTTTGATTTTTATTGGTTCTATATCCATTTTATATTTTGTTCTTAATATTTCCAAGAAAAGTAATCTACCATTTTAAACTATATTTTATTTTCAAAAATTTTAAAAAATGTAAAAATTCTAAAAATATAATTATTATACAAGAATAACAAGTTAAAAAAATTTCATTATTTTTATTTAAATACATTATATATGCCTAGTTTTAAACCAAAAACCACCAAAAAAATCAAGGTGAATAAAAAAAGCAATGTTACTTTGGATGGAAAACATAATGAATTTATCAATGAATTCACTAAAGATGAACAAAATAATTTGCCCAAATTAAAAAATGAAAAAAGAGAAATCATTTCTAAAATCGGAGAAAATGATAAATCCCAGTCAATGAATATTGAAGAATTGATGGATTACAAAGATCGCCTTAATGAAATCAATAATGAAATCAAAAACATTAAAACCAAAAAAAAAGAATATTTCCTAGATAATTCTAAATATATTTTTGATTATTTTGAAAACAAGAAAAACATTTCCAATGGCGTTGAAAATTCTTCTAAATCAAAAAATAAAATACTTAATTCATTCTTTAAAATAGATTCAAACGCAAATAATGTCATTACGAATCAAAACAACAATATATTTCAAAAATATTTGGCAAATATTGATGATTCTTTTTTGGACATTAATTCATTTTTGAAACCGTCTGATGTTTGTAACTCGTGTTATAAAGGTGAATTAATACCATTAGAAGATGAAGGCATATTGATATGTAATCATTGTTCTAAAAATGTACAGTTTTTAATTGAAAATGAAAAGCCGTCTTATAAAGAGCCGCCAAAAGAAGTATGTTTTTATGCTTATAAAAAAATAAATCATTTCAAAGAAATATTAGCGCAATTTCAAGGTAAAGAAACAACACAAATACCGGATGATGTTTTGGAGAATTTAAAATTACAGATAAAAAAGGAACGTATTGATATAAAAAACATGACCTATAACAAGACCAAAGAAATATTGAAAAAACTGGGATATAACAAGTATTACGAACATATTAATTTTATCAAAGACAAGTTGGGATTAAATCCACCCATTATTGCTCAGGAATTGGAAGAAATATTGTGTAATTTGTTTATGGAAATACAATATCCTTACGCAAAACACTGTCCGGATTACCGCGTGAATTTTTTACATTATTATTATGTTTTGTTTAAATTGTTTGAATTGCTGGGTGAACATTCGTATTTACCCGAAATACCGATGTTGAAAGACCGTGAAAAATTGATCGAACAGGATACAATATGGAAAAAGATATGTGAAGAATTGGATTGGGAATTTATCGCGACAATTTAAGATTTGATTGATACAAATATAATTATGGTATAGAATACTAGTGCTTTACTAGTATTTTATTTATTATTTATGACCGACACATTTATAGACCTCCTGGGAAACCTACTAGATTCGCGCCAATACCGAAACCGGCACCAGATCGTGCGGTGACACCAATACTTGGAATGTACGAATCCAAAATACTAAATGTTGCGGCAGCAGTTAAAGCAAGTAACATGATTTCATCTAACTTAAGGGATTGCTTTGGAATTGCGTAGGCGGCAATGGCAACCATTAAACCTTCTACTAAATACTTGATTATTCTTTTTACTAGTTCGTAAACGTCAAACATATTTATATTAATTGAAAAGAAAAAATTATTTATTTTTGAAAATATTTAATTTTTAATTTTTAACTATTCAATTATTCTAAATTGTTTGAATTATTTGAAATTTATTAATTTTGTTAATTATAATAAATTATAAAATAAATACTTAAACGAATTATATTACATTATTTATAAATATGAAAGCTGGAGTAGAACCAAAAATGGATCAAAATGGAAAACCAAATCCTAGATACGTAGATTTACTTGAAGAGGATAAACCGATTGCTGGTCAAAAATTTGTGTGTGTATCTTTTGTATCGCCAGATAAGATTTTAAAACAGAAAGAAATATTTTTATTTGAGGAATTCCTAAAGAAGTGGGAATTTAACAAATCTATGGAAAAATTCCATCAATTTTTGAATTTTGTATCTTATAAATACAAATTAACGTTTGATGATGTGATGAAGGATTTTCAAGATTTTATCAAAGAGGAACAGGAAAATTTGACCAAGACTAGTTTAGAGGACGATTATAAAACATTTTTGGATAAAAATGAAGAAGAATTGGAAAACGCATTTAATGTAAAGCATAGTTTTCAAACATGCACACGTGGTTTAAAAATCCGAGGTGTATATCCAACTATGGAAGAAGCCGAATTGCGCTGTAAAATGTTGCGCGAATTAGATCCAAACCATGATGTATTTGTTGGTCCTGTTGGACTATGGATGCCTTGGGACCCAGAGGCTTACAAGACAGGTCGTGTTGAATATATGGAAGAAGAATTAAATCAATTAATGCAAGAAAAGGTGAAGAATGAGGATTTCGCCAAATCCGCCTTTGAACAAAGAGTTAAGGAAACGAAAAAGAAGGCAATTGAGGAAAATATCAAGAATGCTGAAAAGACTGGATCGTCATTAACTCAGACGATTGATGAGAATGGAAATTTAATTGGTGTTCAAAATATGAATACACAAGAAAGTTTTTTGAAGGATCAAGATGTTATTTCTGCTGCGGACATTAGAAAAGAGTTATTCGAAGGTGAAAATATAATCACTGGTAAGACGGATAATGGACAGAGTGAATTGATTAGTGGACCATTTGCTACAAAGAAGAATGATTAAATCATATTTAGAAATTACATTGTTTTGATTATTTGATTATTCAAAAAGAAAAATTATATATATGTATAATATATATAAATTTATAATTCATGAGTATGATAATAACAGATCCACCAGTAAAAACAGAAACAATAAAAGAAGTAGTTACAAAAAATGATATAAAATCTGAGAAAGAAACGAATATGAAAGAAACTATAACTAAGAAAAAACAAATAACAAAAAGAGTTGTTTCTTTAATCGTTACTCATCAAGCCCGAATACGTTGTTTTTTGGATATGATTATAAAAGGGAAAAGAATTGAAAAAAAAGAAGATATTTTTGATAAAATCGCTAATAATCGGTCATTCATTAATTCAACTAGGTCTTTTAAAAATGGCGTTAATATGTTAGTTACTAATATTACGAATAAAATTAATAGTACAGATGAAAGCCCTCGTAAATATGATCTTATAGAAAAGGAAGAAAAGGAAGAAGAAATACGATTTAAAAATTGTTCAATTCTTCGTCTATGTATCAATAAAGAAAATGGTGTATGTCTTCAACTTGTTCATGAAGGTGAATTAGACCCTGGTGAAGGTAAAGGTGGACGTTCTTATTATATTACAAATCACAATCATGAAACATTTAAAAAAACTTTTGATGTAACTGATAAGGACGATGTAAACGAAATTATTTTTGAAAATATAAATACAGGTTTAAATAGATTAGGGTTGAAAAGTAATGATTTTTTAAAGGATATAGATGAATATGTTTTTTATATAGGAAGACATGGACAAGCTGATCATAATTTAAAACGCTCGACACATTTAATAACTGACACGAATGTAACGAATCTTGGTAAAGAACAAGCCTTTCGTGCTGGTAAAAAATTAATAACAGTTTTGAAAAATAATAATGAATACATAAATTATGTATTTGCGTCAGATTTGATGAGAACCAGACAAACTATTGAAAATATATTAAAAGGAATGAATGAAAATCAAAATAAAATATATTTTCCAAAAGAAATTATCATATTACCGTGCTCGCATGAGTTAAAATATAATTCAAAAGGATGTGACAAAAAACAATTCATAAAAATTGGTACAAAAGAAAATGACCCAAAATGTTCAAAAACAACTTATTGTACAGGAAATAATATTGAAAATTTAAAAAGTGATTGTAGTCAAATAACAATTGTTATTGTAAATTCCGGTAATAAAGTGATTAAAAAAATTCCTTTAAACTGGGATTTTTATTTTAAAAAAAATGAAAATAAAGTGAGAAACATGGATTGTTCTAAAACAAATATGATTAAGTTAGCAGTTGAATATATAAATACATCTATACCTATAAATATTAATGAAAATGTGTTAACTACTACAAAAATTATAACAGAACCAGTATCTTTAGTAAATGATGATTGTTTAGCTGAATGTATGAATAATCTTTTTTTTGATAATTCTACAATAAATATAGATCCAATTAAAGAAAGTGTATATTTTAAAATTTTTAAAGAATTTTTTAAAGACGTTTATGAAATGAAAGATTTTGATAAAAAAAATTTTGATGAATTTCATAAATTTATAGGAAAAAATACAAGTGATTATGATAATAAGGACCATGATAATGATATTTTTAATAAATTTATAGAATGTTTAAAAAATAAATGTGGTAAAAAAATAGGACCCCCATCTCCATCTCAAAAACTAGGTGAAAAATCTGATCCTCTATCTGAGGAACGAAGTGATCAACATGAGCCTTTACCTGAGGAAACACGTGAAAAACCGCCACCTCCACTTCCAAAAAAAACAAAAACATCAACAAATGGTAGTGATAAAAATGTGAATAATAATATAAAATCGGCATTATTTTGGTATCAAAGTTTTAATAATAATCCAGAGATTTTTTACAATAAAATTAAAAATATTGCAAGAAAAGATGATACTAGAGACTTATTTGATGAAATTATGGACAGAATT